GACGACAAGCCTATGGTTCTTGGGGAGATCAATTAGATGAAATCTACCATAACATTGATGCTTGGAAAACTAGAATACAAAGTATAAAAGATAATAACCCTAAGAGTTAATAAATGGCATATATAGGAAAACAACCAGTAATAGGAAACTTTCAGAAGTGTGATGCTATATCTGTAGTTAATGGTCAAGCTGCATACACCTTACAAGTAGGAGGTAGTAATGTATCTCCACAATCTGAGAATCATATGCTGGTTAGTCTAAATGGAATTTTACAATCTCCAACAGATTCATTTACTGTATCTGGTTCAACAATAACTTTTGCATCAGCTCTATCTACTGGTGATGTCATAGACTTTGTAATGATATTAGGTAATGTATTAGACTTAGGAGTTCCATCAGATAATACTGTTTCACTTGCTAAACTAACAGCAACAGGAACTAAAGATGCTACAACCTTTTTAAGAGGAGATAATACTTTTGATACACCACCTTTAGGTGGAATTACAGAATTTGATATGTTTAGACTTAGTGCTGAATTTCAAGGTAATGCACTACCAATTAGTAGTAATTTAGAAAGATGTAATACAAACAGTTTTGAAAAAATTGGAACAGGAATGACTGAGAGTTCAGGAATATTTACTTTTCCATCAACAGGAAAATATTATGTAATATTTAATACTTTAGCAAGAAATGCACAAAGTAGTGGAGAAAGACATCATCAAGCTCAAATTATGACTACTCTAAATAATTCTACTTATTCTGAAGCTGGACAAGCATCATCTAACATAGGTTACTACAGTAGTTCTGTTAATAACCTTCAAAGTTCAATAACAAGTATTTTTTTTGATGTTACTGATACAAGTACACATAAAGTTAGGTTTGATGTTTATGCAAATGGAAATAGTAACACATATACTGTTGGACATCCTTCAATTAACAACACTACTATGACTTTTATAAGAATTGGAGATACATAAAATGAATGATCAAAAATGGTTAAATTTAGCTTTAGCATCTATGCACTCTGGACAATGGTTTGGATGGAAAAAAGAAGATGACAATGGAAATAAAATTTCTAACGATCAAAGAATGACTTATGAAAATATTATTGTAATAAAAGATGGAATTACAAAACCAACTGAAGCAGAAGTAAATGCAAAGATACAAGAATTAAAAGATGCTGAACAAGCAGCAGTTGATAAAAAAATATCTGGCAAACAAAAACTTTTAGACTTAGGTTTAACTGAAGAAGAAGTAAAAGCATTGATAGGAGTTTAACATGGCTTTAGCTTCGTTATACTTCGCTAAAGAAATGAGAGGTATCTCATGGCTCTAAAGTACGCAGTAAATAATTCATTAAGTGCAATCACTAGCTTACCTAGTTCAATATCTGGTGGTGCATTAAATCTTATCTCTACCCAAACAGCAAGTGGAAGTGCAACAATAGATTTTACATCTGGGATAGATTCAACTTATGATTCTTATGTGTTTAAGTTTATAAACATACACCCATCAAATGCTCAAGATTTATCTTTTCAAACATCAACTAATGGTGGTTCTAGTTATGGTGTTACTGCTACTACAACAAATTTTAGAGCATATCATGATGAGGGAGATACTGCTACTGCTTTAGTATATACCTCTGCTGTTGATTTAGCACAAAGCACTAATTTTATATTATTAAATTATGGTAGTACAGGAACAGATAATGATGATAATTGTGTTGGAACTTTAACTTTATACAATCCTAGTAGCACAACATTTGTTAAGCATTTTATTTCTACAACAAATACAAGTATTGGATATTCAATTCAAAATTTTACTGCTGGATATTTTAATACAACATCAATAATAAATGCAGTTCAATTCAAAATGTCATCTGGCAACATAGATGATGGCATAATCAAAATGTATGGAGTATCTTAATGCGTAACACTTGCAAAGGAGCTTGCTCATGGCACTAGTTAAGCACAATAACAATTCAATATCTAATCTAACTTCTGCTGGACAACTTGCACAAGGTAAGATGACTTTAATATCTGAACAAACTGCAAGTGGTAGTGCTTCAATATCATTTACAAGTGGAATAGATAGTACTTATCCTATTTATAAGTTTGAGTTTATTAATATCCACCCAGCTAATGATAATGTTAATTTTGTTTTTAATGGCTCTACTGATGGTGGTAGCAATTATAATGTTACTAAAACAACTACATTTTTTAATGCTGAACATAGAGAAGATGGTGGAGATAATGGTTTATATTATGATGGCACAGGAAGTTTAGATTTAGCACAATCAACTTCATATCAACCTTTAACAAGACAAATAGGAAATGATAATGACCATAGTTGTTCTGGTTATTTACAAATATTTAATCCATCATCAACTACTTATGTAAAACATTTTTTATCAAGATGTAGTAATATAAAAAATTTAGCAACAGATTATATGAATGATAATTTTTCTGCTGGGTATTTTAACACTACATCAACAATAAACGCAGTAAGATTTCAAATGAGTTCTGGTAATATAGATTCTGGCACAATAAAATTATATGGAATAAAAGGAGATTAATGAGTTTAATTAAGCTAAACGACAGAGCAGTAAAAGATGTAACTCAATTTGGTTCTATAAGTTCATTGGGTAGTTTAGTTCATATCTCAACTGCTACTGCTAGTTCTAGTCCTAGTATAGAGTTCACATCTGGTATTGATAGTACATATAAGGAATATGTTTTTTATTTTGTGAATATGCACCCACAAAATAGTGGTGCTAATGCTCTTTTTGAATTTCAAGGAAGTACAGATGGTGGAAGTTCTTATGGTGTAACAATTACTTCAACAGCATTTTTTACTTATCATAACGAAGCTGATACAATAACCTCATTAAGTTATGATGTGAATGATGATTTAGCACAATCTACCAGTTTTCAACATTTATGTAATAGAACACATAATGATAATGATTCATCTATGGTTGGTTTTTTGCATTTATTTAATCCATCAAGTACAACTTATGTTAAACACTTTATGGCTAATTGTAATTCAATGCATGAAAACCCAATGCCATTAAATGAAAGAGTTGCTGGATATTTTAATACGACATCAGCTATTGATGGAATAAAATTTCAATTCAACACAGGCAACATAGATGCTGGTCAGATATTGCTATTCGGAGTAAATTAATTTATAAGGAGAACATTATGCACAAATTAGTAAATGGAATAAAAGTAGATTTAACAGCAGAAGAAATTGCACAAAGACAACAAGATGAAATTGCTTGGAACAATGGTGCATTTGATAGAGCTATGGCAGATTTAAGACAAAGAAGAAATACTTTGTTATCTGCTAGTGATTGGACACAACTACCAGACAATACTTTAACAACTGCTGAAAAAACTGCTTGGATGAATTATAGAACTGAACTTAGAAATATTACAAATGGTTTAACAACTGTTGAAGATGTTAAAGCTGTAGCATTTCCAACTAAACCTGCTTAATGTCTTGTAATAATGTAAACTTTGAACACCCTTTTGATCTTAATGTTTCTAGTGGAGCTTTATCCCCTAGCTACAAACAAGTCTATAAATTTGGACAAAATGCAGTTGTTGGAAATAGTATGGAAACTATTTGGCAACAAGGAGGAATTTATTCTTATCCACCAAGTGCATCTACTATGACTGTGTCTAGTTCTGATGTAAATGATACCTCTGCTGGAACAGGCGCAAGAACTGTTTTAATTTCTGGATTAGATGCAAGTTATAATGAAGCTAGTGAAACTATAACTTTAAATGGTCAAACAGCAGTTACTACAGTTAATACTTATATTAGAATGAATAGAGCTATAGTTCTAACAGCAGGATCAGGTGGAATAAATGCTGGAATTATTTATGTAGGAACAGGAACTGTTACATTAGGAGTGCCTGCAAATATTTATACAACAATTAATGGAGATGGTACTAATCAAACATTACAAGCATTTTGGACAGTACCTGCTGATTACACTGCTTATATTTATCAAACAAATATCTCAACAGGAAATAGTTCAAATACTCCTGCTGTTTTAAAAACTGTATTAGTAGCAAGA